GCATCTGCAAGATCATCTGCATACAGAAACTCACGCATGGGTGTCCCATCGCCCCAGAAAGTAACGGATTTGCCATTTGAATTGCTGAACTTTGTCATCATTGCAGGAATGACATGTCCGTTATCGGGGTGAAAGTTGTCCCCAATACCATAAAGATTAGAAGGCATCAGAGAAACACCTTTGAATCCATACTGCTTGTTGTATGCTTGAAGCATCTTGATTCCAGAAATCTTTGCTATGGCATATGCATCATTAGTTGGTTCAAGATATCCAGTCAACAATGATTCTTCTTTGACTGGAACTTCAGCAAACTTAGGATAGATACACACAGATCCTAGAAAAAGAAACTTCTTTACCCCATACTTCCAAGCATAATGAATCAAATTAGTTTGAATCTGAATGTTCTCGTAAATAAAATCACCCGAATAATGATCGTTTGCATAGATACCACCAACACGAGCAGCAGCATCAAATACATAATCAATATTTTCCGAGACAAAAAACTCTTCAACTTCTTTTTGATTTAGAAGATCAACTTCAGATCTAGTTTTGGTTACAACATTTTCATATCCTCTTTCTTGAAGAGTTCTCACAATTGCCGATCCAACCAATCCTCGGTGGCCTGCAACAAAAATTTTAGAATCTTTATTCATTACGATACAGCAACTAATTCTGGAGTTGGAAGTGGGAACAACAATTGTTTCCCTTTAAACTTTAAATTATTCACAAAAAATTTCTTAAAGTGCCAGGGAAGAATAATAAAAACATCACACTCAGAGAGAACACTGTCTTCATCTCTAATGGGGATCCAAGTGCCTGGAGTGTAAGAACCATTCTTGTCTGGATTTACATCACCCACAACATCAATATATTCTGAAATACCCCATGTTTGTAGAGTCACATTACCCTTAGTGCTTGCACCAAGAGCAGCAATTTTCAATCCGTCTTTTTTGAGTTCCTTCAAAATATCTACAAATTTATTTTTACAATCATCAATTCTAACTTGAAAATCCTCCCAGGGAGTTACGGTATCTAAACCAAGATCTAATTCATCTTGTAATAGTCCAGTCAATCTATCAGTGCATTCTTTATACTTACTGTTTTTATTTGCAACTACAACAGAAATACTCCCCCCATTCACATCATTGAAATCAAAGTCAATAATTTTAAATTCAGATTGATCCATAATATACTTAAGTTGTCTCATTCCATAATAAGACAGATGCTCATGACAAACTGTATCGAAGGAGTTGACTTTCAACATCTCTGGCATATAACTTTGTTCTAGAACCCAAAGTCCTTCTACTGGATCAAGAACACTATTGACTTCTTTTGCAAACTGACAAGGATCTTCTAGATCATAAAACATTGAAAAGGATGTAACCAATTTTGCTTTTTGATTTTGAAAATGTGATTTTACAATATTTTCAGAAAAGAAATCTGCAATGTAATCAACATGCGATTTAAAATATTTTGAAAACTTTTTAGAAGTTGGATCAATACTAACAAGTTTTAAATTAGATGGAAAAAATCCTAAAAAAGTTCCATCGTTTCCAGCAATGTCAATGACTAAATCATTATCTTTTAATTTTAAAAATTTAATAATTCTTTCATACTTTGATTGTAAATGCTTTATCATACTATTGTTTAGTCCTGAACGATAACCATAATCATCCCCATACATGGTAGGAAGATCAAATGTATGTTCTAACTGTACATGCCCACAACCACCCGTAGTTTCATCACACTTCACAAGTTTAAGTGGCCCCCTGTACATGTCGGGATCTATTTCTTTTGGAAAAATTCCAGAAAGATATTGATCTCCCAAATCAAGAACTGTAATCAGATGCTCATTTCCACAAACTCTACACTTTTCAATTTTATGAAACATTTCATTGTCCATAGATACACATATCCTCAACTAATTGTTTAAATGAAATCTTAGGTTCCCAACCTAGTTTTTCTTTTGCCTTTGTGGCATCACCTAATAAAGTTTCAACTTCAGCAGGTCGAAAATATTTAGGATCTACACGAATGACTATTCTACTAGTATTCATATCATAACCAACTTCTTCCGAATTGTTTTTTAACCATACAATCTTCATACCAAAGTATGGTGCTGCTTCCTCAATAAATTCTTTAACTGAGTATTGCTTTCCAGTTGCGATCACATAGTCATCTGGTTCATCTTGCTGAAGCATCAACCACATTGCCTCCACAAAGTCCTTAGCGTGTCCCCAGTCTCTCTTTGCATTCAGATTCCCGAGATATAGTATATCTTGTTCCCCAGTTGAAATGCGTGATAATCCGCGAGTTATTTTTCTTGTGACAAAAGTTTCTCCTCTTCTAGGGGATTCGTGATTGAAAAGAATTCCAGAAGATGCGTGTAAACCATAAGATTCTCTGTAGTTTTTAACGATCCAGTATCCATAAAGTTTTGCGACTCCATAAGGTGAGCGAGGATAAAATGGTGTTGTTTCTTTTTGAGGAGTTTCTTGAATTAACCCGTAGAGTTCACTGGTGGATGCCTGATATATACGAACCTTATTCTCCATACCCAGAAGACGAACTGCTTCCAGAACACGAAGAGTTCCCATACCATCAACATCAGCAGTGTATTCAGGCATCTCAAAGGACACCTTAACGTGACTTTGAGCTCCCAGATTATAAATCTCATCTGGTTGAACCTGTTTAATAACTCTTACAAGATTGGTAGCATCAGTAAGGTCACCGTAATGGAGAGTAATAGAATCATAGATGTGATCAATACGATAAGTATTAATAAGGGATGCTCTCCTAACAATCCCATGAACTTCATAACCTTTTTCGAGTAATAATTCAGCAAGATAAGATCCGTCCTGTCCAGTAATACCAGTAATTAAAGCGACTTTCATTTTAATTGTTATTTTGTAACCAACTAATCGTGTTCATTATATCACGTTTTGCTTGAGATTTATCTACGGCATTACCTGAATGCATTTCAGGCATTCCAGTAATGTCGTCTTCAACAATTAGCACCCAATTCCAATGATTCATTTTTTCATTAAACCAGACATTATGACTTAACTTACTAGGATTAATTTTCATATGTTATCGGAGTATTTAATCATTTATAAGCGGACAACGGGGATCGAACCCGTGATTCAAACTTGGAAGGATTGCGTGTTACCGCTACACTATGTCCGCAGAAAAGAGGGGCGTCACTTCCCCGTGTGCTAGGCTCGCCACCTAGTTTTTGCTGAACTAGGAAACAGGCGGGAGTTACCCCATCCGCACCACCAGTTTTTGAGAGAAACTGGAAACTCATTAAGGGGGGGGATCCCGACCAGGATTTTTTATGACTCTCCATGTCAATGGTTGACTCCACCAGTGCTTTTTAAGTCTCTCCGTGACTAAGCATTAATCTCACAATTTTCAATGTCTGCTGACAGATATTCAATTAGCATTTCATAGTCATCCAAAGGATCTCCAGAAAATAATACACCTTCCGATTCATAATAACGACGAATTTTTTTATATAGTTTTGGATTCTTTACATCAAGATAAAAATCGCCATTAGCAGCACCCCGAAGAGTTTGAACTTCTTTTTTAAATTTTACTAGAACTGACATTGTTTTGAATGATTACCTAAGTATTATAGGTTGGTTTTGTTTTATTGTCAAGTAGGACAGTTTGGTTTCTGTCCTAATGGGGATACTGGGAGTTGAACCCAGACTAAGCCCTTATAAGGAGCCCGCTCTAACCATTAAGCTATACCCCCCCATAACATTTAATCGACCTTTCGTATGTAGAAAGCATCGCAATAATTGTCTTCAACGAATTCTAATGTATCCCCCTCCCTCCAGTCAAGTGTCTGTAACATTTGTTCAGGAAAAGGCAATATCAATTCACCATCCTCATTCTCTTCTAGTGTTACTATAAATTTACTATCCATATTAAAGATTGTTAGTTGTTTTTATCTATGTATGATTCTGAAGATTTGTAAAATGGCATTAGTATAAATTGTTTACCATCATAATTTATTATGAAATGTTCACCATTTTCTACCCTCAAAAAAATTTCATCAAACTGTTCCTCTAGTTCTTGATAACTAATTTCAGTCATTGTTCATATAAAAAAATAAAGGTCGGGGCGACAGGGATTGAACCTGTGACCTCTGGTTCCCAAAACCAGCATTCCACCGCTGAACTACGCCCCGTAGGTGAGTCGGATATGATGGTCCCGACTCGGTATGGTGACCTCTTTCTAGGCTATCTGCCTAGCGAGTGCCACCAACGGAGAATAATAGAATCGAACTATCAGGTGTTACCCTGGCATCGTTTTCAAGACGATTTACCGACCATCGGTGCTATTCTCCATATTTTGTATATCCCATTAACCAAACCCTCAACGAACCTCAAAATCCAAACGCTTTACTTTACGTCGCCTCCTCTCTTCTTGCCACTGAATATCTTCATCGGTAAGAACATTGGTTTTGATTTTGGTTTTTGGTTGAATAGAGTCTAGCATAACAACCATAGATAAGTCAACTGCTGAGATAGTTCCATTAGATATTGTAGTCATGTTTGGACAACCACAACATCTAGTTTGATTATTTTCCGCCTCCAATTCTTTGTTGCAGCACTTACATCTTACTTTCATCATTTTTTACTTTATATATGATGGGAAATGTCGGATTTGAACCAACGACCGTCTGCGTGTAAAGCAGCTGCGCTACCGCTGCGCCAATCTCCCAAAGCGTCTCGAGCTGGATTCGAACCAGCGACCCACAACTTAGAAGGTTGTTGCACTAATCCGCTGTGCTATCGAGACATGAGAGTATTATACTGGTATGTAGGGGGAATGTCAAGGGGGAACGGAGTCCCCCAGGTATTTGGTTTTTAGACTTCAGTAAGAACTAACTTGTTTGCATAGTTATAAGCATAATCAGTTCTGGCACCATGATGTCCCCAACGAATCCACTTACTCGCAAGTCGCATATAATCATTAATGGATTTACCAGGTGTTTTCATTTGATTTTCAATCATTTTCCAATCACCTTCATACAACATATAATCAAGTTGAGTATTCAGTGTTGAAGGATTGCCACCAGTACGGGCAGCATGATTTCCTAGACCATTATAACGGGACTCATTCGTCCATTGAATCAAACCATAACCACCACTTCTGCACCCCCTGTAAGAGGTTCTAGCGCCCCCCTCACAGACATTAGGAATAAATGTGGATTCCTGTTTAATATTGCCCATAATAGTTGCTATGGCGTTTTTGTCAGTAATCCCTTTGGTTTGTAAAAACGCAAGGGTTTGTGATTCATAATCATTACATCCTTTACAAATAAACCTTTTCTCTTTAGGTTTTTCGGGAGCAACCTCTTTGGTCGCTGTCTCTTTAGTTTCTGTGGGTCCTTCTGGAACAATCGCAAATGGTGGTTGTAAAGCAGAAGAAGTTGCAAAACTAGGTGTTGGCAGTGTTGCCGCTGATGTTGCAACCGCACTTAAAATAGATACGGTTACACTTGTTAGGTTTTTAAACATTTAGTTAAATAGAATTCGGCATCCGTATGGAAGGGGGGTATACCGCCCCTCTCGGGGGGCACCTTCCACGGCTCTGTGGGTCACAATCAAAATCTCATTATGACAAAACCCACTTTTTGAGTGGGTTCCTTTTCATTATATAAGAGTATTTAGGTTTTGTCAAGAGGGGGTGGTGAAAAGTTACTTATGAAATATTCTGCATCAATAACAACCAGGGGTTTCTTATGATTTTTTTTCATTACAACAATTGGTTCATAACCGTTGCAATTACTTTTTGCTTGTTCGTATGCTTCCCATACGTTTATCTTTTCGGTATTTTTACATTCAGTTGAGAATGGAAACTTTTCTCTAGCAGCACGAGACATAATAAGGTCTTCGCCACCAGCCCCCATACTACGTGATTCAATATCTTCTGGGTGAATATTTAAAGATTCTATTAGTTTATCTCTCACCCATTGTTGAAGAACTCTTCCTTTCGCTTTAGCTGATTGCGGTTTCATAATAAAAAACCTCCACTTGGAGGTATTTATTTATTCAGTTGTATCAGGGACCTGGTAATACTTTCTTTTCATTGCCATCAGAAACCATGATTCCGATAGAGATCTAGGTCCTTCCTGTAGGATTCTCTGATTATGTTCCGGTAGTTTTTCATATGCAAGCGCAAGTTTCTTCCACTTTTCCATTAGAGTTTAAATCCTGAGAAAGTATTTGCTTTAACATCCTGTTTAATGCCCCCAACAACATAACTCTCTACCTCTGTTTCTTGTGGAGCAACTTGTAGACCTTTAGATGAAACCCAATGTTCAGTCCAAGGAAGTGGGTTGTTTTTAGCAGGAATATCATAAATTGGTTTTAATCCAATTGCTTTCATGCGTCGGTTTGCAATCCATTCAACGTATTGACATAACAATTTATCATTCAATCCAATCATAGAACCTTCTTTAAACAAATACTCTGCCCAGTAACGTTCTTCATCAACTGCACGTTTAAACATAGCATAAACATTTTGCTCTTCTTCTTGAGCAATCTGTTTCATTTCTGGGTCGTCCCCCTCTTTCCATTTATTAATGATGTTTTGAGTAATGACAAGATGTTGATTTTCATCTCTTGCGATGAGAGAGATAATTTTAGCGGATCCTTCCATAAGTTTGAGTTCACCAAACGCAAACGAGCAAGCGAATGAGACGTAGAATCTGATGCCTTCAAGAATGTTGACGTTAGAAACTGCACGATAAAGTTTTCTTTTAAGTTCATATCTTTCTGATTTGGCATGATCGACATGTTCGTTTGCAAACTCCCAGGCAGGTGATGTTCCATACATTTGAGCAGAATTTATAAAAGAATCGTATGATTCAGTAACGCTTGAAGCACGTTCTAAGATACGTTCATCAGTTAAAATAGTATCAAAAATTTCAGATGGATTCGAATAAATGTTTTTTATAATGTATGTATATGATCGACTATGAATCATCTCCATAAACCCCCATGCTTGCATACATGCCTCCAATTCTGGGAGTGAGCAATAAGGAATGAATGCCATGCCAGGACCACGGCCTTGAACAGAATCCAACATGATCTGATACTTCAAATTAGAAGTAAAGATATGTTTTTGTTCTGGACGAAGTTGTGCGTAATCTGCACGATCCTTTTGAAGGGAGACCTCTTCAGGTCTCCAAAAATATCCCAGTTGAGTTTGAGTAAGTTTATCAAAGACAGGGTATTTGTACTCATCATACCTCTGAACACCCAATGGTTTCCCAAAAAACATTGGTTGAGTTTTAGCATTATGGACATCAGTATTGAATACTGTCATTCCTTTGATATTCGGAGTGCTGGTCGAAAAAACTTTATCCAATTTAAATTCTACATGATTCACAGTCTTCTTCTCCTACTAGATCGGTGAGTAATTTATCTAGAGCAATAACTCTTTGTATGTTATCCTCTACGTCGTCGGTTTTGATGTCATATGTGTTTTGATAATAACTTGTTTTCCATCCATACTTATATGTATTTAAAAGATCTTGTGCCATCACTGACACAGGAACTTCATTATCCGGATAGTTTTCTGGATTATAACTCCAGTTTCCACTAATCGCTTGATCGAAAAACTTTTGAATCACAGCAATAATATTAATATACCCAATGTTATCAGGCATATCCCACAGAAGAGTGTAGTTGTGTTTAAACGTATTATACTGTGGAACAATTTGCTTAAGTGGACCTTTCTTCGATTTCTTAATGGACAAGTATCCACGAGGAGGTTCGATTCCATTGGTAGCGTTTGACACAACGGAACTGCTCTCCGAAGGCATCTGTGCGGACAGTGTTGAGTTCCTAAGACCGTGTTCAAGAATAGATGCCCTAAGAGATTCCCAATCATAGTGAAGGTGATGTGGTACGAGTTCGTCTACGTCCTTTTTATATGTGTCGATTGGAAGAATACCATCAGCATATTTGGTATTTGCGAATAGCGAACACGCGCCTTTTTCTTTAGCAAGTTGATTGGAGGATTTCAAAAGATAATACTGGAATGCTTCTGTTAAACTATGTACAAGATCTAGTGCAGCATTATCAGAGTACTTAATTTGATGCTTTGCAAAAAAGTGAGCAAGACCAATATAACCCACACCAAGAGAACGACGTGCCTTGGTGGAGATCTCGGCTGCCTTTACGGGGTAATTTTGATAGTCAATCAACTCATCCAAAGCACGAACAGATAAATCACAAAGTTCTTCCAGATCATCAAGATGTTTGATCTTACCTACATTTACCGCAGAAAGAATACACAAAGCAATCTCAGCATTTTCATCGTCGATATGAGTAAGTGGTTTAGTTGGAAGTGTGATTTCTTGACAATTATGGACAAGAATATCATTTGCGAAGAAATTATGAGTTCCTTCTACAGTAATATCATATACTGGGATTTCTTCTTCAAGATATTCAATCTTTAGCATTTTTTTCTCCTGTTTTGTTCTAAAAGTTGTTTGGCAAGTTTTATTTGAGTTTCGTCTCTATAATAAGGATTATACACCAATCCAGTTTGTTCTTCAATACATTTATAAAAGTTTTGATGATTTCCTCCAAATCTGTTTTTGGAGAAATGTTTTGGAAACTTTACATTCAATTCATTAAGAGCAAACTCAACTATTCTTTTTCTTCCGCCAATAAATCCATATTTTTGAGCAAACTTTATTCCTATCTCTATAAGTTGTTCATCAGTAAGTCCAGAATAGTTTGGATTATTGTAACCAGTAGTTCTTATAGAGATATTGTTTTTCCACTCTTCCTGAACCTGTTGCGAACATCTAGGAAGCATCCATCCACCAGTTCCACCCGAAGTAGCATTATAACCTTTTTTAGTATCACTCTCAAAAAGTTTGATGAAATGTGATTCTTTTTCGTTGATAAAATTTTCATCTTCTGTTTGATAAGTTTCAATCACAGATAAATCCCAACAATCTTCACCATATTTTCTAATAGCAGAATGAAATCTAAATCTAGAACCATTTCTTGCTGACGATAAATGACGACTCCAACGGTGCTCCAAAGAATATTCAGTTTTTCCTATGTAAGGTTTTCCGTTTTTTGTATTGGTAATTTTATACACAATATATGTTTTCATAATAGGAAGTGTAATCTCATAACTATTTATAAAATATAGACATTACACTTCCTATAACATTAAGAAATCATATCTCTATTCACTATCACCAGTTCATCAGTTTCAGTTAGGTCTTTTGCCATTACATATCCACGATTTTTAGTGAATACTTTGTGATCTGGTGTAACTACAATACTCTTACCACTTTCTTCATCAGTAATTTTCATTACCTTTGATTTTGGTGATGTTTCTGCAAATGCAGTAATTGGTTTCCATTCTTGTTGATTAGTTTCAGTGTTATACGAAAGAACTTCTATTTGAGGAACATCATCACAGGGATCATCATCACTTACTTTATAAGACATAATTCTAATTTCTCTGGAACTAATATATTCATCCAGATCTTCAATTTCAATTTCTTCTTCATACACTTTCCAATCATAAATCTCTCCAATATCATCACATATTGCTTTTGGATATTTAATTTTAATCTTTGTATCACCAGAAACACAAAGATTACTCATCTCAACTTTATCCTTAAAGGATGAGTGAGAGTTGCAGTGGTCGATATTCATGATATAGATACGACCTGTCTCAGCACGTTCTTTGAGGAGACTAAGAATGAGTTCCTGTGCCTTAACAGTTTTCGACGGAATGGACGAATTGTTTTCATATTGAACATATAAATCATCAAATTGGTCTGTCCCAAAAGCAGCATATAGTCCAGGTACATCATGCGGAGAGAACAACGTGATTTGACTATCTTGTATAAACCTTTCATAGAAAATTTTACTAAATTGAATTGAATAATCAAGTTTACGAACTCGGTTATCCTCAGTGCCTTTGTTATTCTTAAGAACTAAAATATCTTCTATTTCTTGATGCCAGATTGGAAAGTGGACAGTAGCACTTCCACCACGAATCCCGTTCTGTGTACAGCATCTAACAGTTGATTCAAACTTTTTGAGGAATGGGATAACACCTGTATGTTGAACTTCTCCACCTCTGATTTTACTGTTGATGCCCCTGATGCGACCTGCGTTGATACCAATGCCTGCACGTTGAGAGACATATTTGCCAATAGCCATATCACTGCTAAAGATGCTATCGAGGGTGTCATCAATATCAACCAGAACACAACTTGCAAATTGGCGAAGTCGAGTTCTGACTCCCGCCATAATTGGCGTGGGGATGTTGATTTTGTGTTTGCTGATTGCATCGTAGTATCTCTTAACGTATGAAAGTCGTGTTTCTTTAGGATACTCTTGAAAAATAGTCATCGCAATGAGCATATAAGCAAACTGAGGGGTTTCATAAATTCTCCCAGTGCTTCTATCCTGAACTAAGTATTTATCAACTACCTGTCTAAGTCCAGCGTAGGTGAAGATAAAGTCCCTATCATGATCAATATAATTATTCAATTCATTATATTCTGCATGATTATATTTTTTAATAAGATCTGAATCATATATCCCATTATCAATACCGCTCATTGTATGGCGAGACAAAGTAGGAAACTCTTTAATTCTACCAAAAACTTGTTTGCGAATAGTAAAAAGTAAAAGTCTTGCTGCAGCATATTGGTAGTTTGGGTTATCTAAGGAGATAAGATCCGATGCAGAACGAATTAGAATTTCCTGAATTTCTGAGGTATAAATTCCATCATAGAATTGAATACCCGATTGCATTTCAATTTGAGACGCCGACACCCCAGTGAGACCCTCACACGCCTCAGCAACCATTATATGCATCTTCTCCAAATCTAAAGATTGAATATTACCATCACGCTTTGTGACTTTAATTCCATTACTCATACTTTTTTCCATTCGGTAAATTTTAACTGTGCCTTAATTCCTTGATACGTATTATTTCGGATAATATCTTGAACATCATATCCAGATAATATCATATCATTGATATCTTTCTCCTTTATACTAGTTGGCCAAATAACGATTCTTTCTCCTCTGGAGATGGCACTAGCATATCGGGAGACAATTTGAGCATTACGTGGTTCGTTATCATAGACCCAAATAGGATTGTCAATCCCCCAGTTACTAAGATAAACGTCAGATCCACACATAGCAATCGAGTTGCATAAGAAGAGTGAGTCAAATGGTCCTTCAGTAACATAGATTTCTTTTTCATGATTTATATTATCAAGTCCAAATATTTTAGGATATTCTGTATCCAAGATTGTTGTGATGTAACGAAGATTTGTGTTTGGATCAAGAGACCTGCCTTGATACCCAAATACTTTTCCTTCACTTGTTTTGAGGGGTAAAACAATTCTAGACTCTTTATAGGTATTATTTGATTTTGACCAGCGATTAAAATCTTCAGAGTAATAGAACTTTGAGTAATATTGTTCTGGTATTTTTCTGTTTGAAAGATATTGTCTTGCTGGGTGTGATGTATTTAGATCTGAAATCTTTGGAAGATCTTTAAAGATAGAATAAGAAAATTCTGGTTTTTTTCTAACTGGTTTTGGATTTGGAACCACTGTTCCTTTTCCAGTCAATCCCCCCTTATATCTTTCCATGACATATTCATTATAAAGAGGTTCATCAATTCTCTTTAAGAAATATGCAAAAGTAGATGAGGCACCACAGTTGTGACACTTATAATTTAGATCAGATTTTTTTTGATATAGATAACCCCTTGCTTTAGATTTTTGTTTTTTAGAGTCTCCACAAAGTGGACATCTGAAATTGTAAAGACCTGGTTTTATTGTTTTGAATTTTTCCAATCTTGAGGAAATCATTCCCACAAATTTATCGTCAATAAAACTCATGATTTTGTTTTAGGTATCTCATTCTACCCCAACCAGTCTAGTTTGTCAACCTCTCCACAGAAGGTTGTGGCATCAAATTTTTCATTACGGATTGACCTGGACCACTGACGATGAAAGAGATTATAGCAATTCCACCAAATAAGGACCAAATTTTTTTCTCGATTGCGTTAAGTCTAGCATCTATCTTCATAATATCTCTTTCACATCCTTTTTTTATTTCGTCCGACTTGCGTGTTACTTCACGATGAAGACTATCTATTTTTTCAAAAAGAACTCCGTCTACTTGATCTTGCTTTTCCAACTTCTCATTGTGAACTGCAAGTAGTTGACCCATCTTAATCGAGTTTTCTTGCAGTATTTCTACTACCTTTTCGATACGTTCTATGAGTAGTGTGTTAACGTCGCTAGTTGGGACCATTTCTCTTTGCCTCTCTTCTAGCAATTGGTTGTTTTTTTATAGATTGACCCAAACGAGTTCTAAAATCTATTGGTTTATCATATCCAGCAACAGGTCCACTTGCATTTGCAGCAGAAGTAAATCCGCCAGTTCCCGATGACATGGTTGGTGCATCTTCACGAATGTTCTTAATAATATTTATTATTTTTTCTAAGTTCATAGTTTTTGAAGTTGCGATAGACAATCGATATCTGGATGAATATCATTTATTACTGATTTTGGATACTCAGGAACTCTACCCAAAAACATCATAAAACTTTTCAATACTTCCCAAAGATCCCTGTCTATCTTATAAAACAATAGTGGAGTTGCAGCATCATCAAATACATTATATAAAATAATAAAATGATTAAGCAATAAATGAGATTTGAGATCTCCACTATTTTTATATTTTTTTAAAAGTCTTTTGACATACTTAAATCTCTTCATATCCTCAAGAAAATCCTCTTGCGTTACTGCTTGAGGATTCTCATAATGTTTTATTGCAAACATCATATAGTTTTGATCATTCAACTCATCAAATCTCATATCATGTTATCAATCGTT